CCTAAATTCTCGTGTCGGTGAGTAAATCAAATGGTTGCCCCCCCTCGATATCTTCGATGCAACCAATGTCAACCGGCGTAGCGCTCATATCACCAAAATTGAGCGAATCTAGGTAGGTCTCCAACATGACCTGGGCGTCTGGCAAAATGCCAGACGATTGGTAGAATGACACGCGCGCTGCGTCATCAATAGTACTATCAATCGTCGCGTCTCTACGACGATAATGTGTATGGGCCATAACATGTTCAAGGTAGCGATCAGAGTAAGCTGCACCATTGCGTTTGTACATCTGATAGAAGCTCTGCAACACTGGCACACCATCACATAAGTGTAGTCCAGCGTCACCAACAGCGCCAAGCCACCTTCGGAAAGCGCTCGCGTTGGGGCAACCAATCAGGCACATCGCATCCTTGCGGAACACCTTCCGCACTTCTCTGATCATCCGCCACTGCCCGTGCACCATACACGGCACGTGCTGACAGAAGATGATCTCCTCGAACACATCAGTAACTTGCTCGATCTTAAGATTGAATCCAGCATCACGAAACACAAGGACAACACCTTGAATGAACTGGTCTACATCGGCACGTTCCATAATGATCACATTATCATCGCCATCATTTAACACCTCGATCTTGATTTGATATAACACGCGGGTGAAGTCTATTGTACTAGTGACCACTATAACATTCCCAAGCGACGTGTCAACATCACCGGAAGCTTTCTTAGGCTCCGAATTGACAGACACGTACCCATCAGGGCAGTAAGCGACACACTTGTGCAAAAGCGACCACTTTAAGAGCTTCCTTAACCCACGCGCCGAAGGGTACACGCGAGTATAGTAGGAGTGGCAGTACTTAAGGTGACACTTCCTCGTGCATGCATCCAGTTTGCTGACATCCACTACTACAGCCACCGGATCATCAAAAACACTCCACTTCTCGGCCAGGATACGAGCGCGATCATCCACTGTCATACCCTTAGCTACCGAAGCTTTCGTTTCCGATTGGAGAGCGCGATTAATACCCTTGTATATTCGTTTCTCAAGATGTTTGATATATCTTGCGAATTCCAAGTTAAACCGCGCTGATCGAGGGGAAATGATGCGAGCCGCATCACCCACCTCTACTTTGGCGAACTTACAGAACATCTGTATACGCGCATCATCTGCACAGACAGGGTCTGTGAGCAGAGATTCAAACGCTGCTTCGTATCTCTTCCGCTTAGGCCCAGAGAAGCGATCGACAACTTGTCGACGGCTAAGTCTGGGGAAGTTCTTCGGGATACTGGCGAGCACTCTGTCTCTGAATTGCGTGTACAAAGGCATTCTGAAGAAGCCTGGGACCGGTGTCGGAGGTTCTACGTACACACCATCGACCTTGATGTAGTAGAATCTCTCGGTTAGCGCACTTACCACCGCATTAACAGAATGATTATGAACTCCCATAGAACTGGAATAGGAGAGACCAGGCACCACTCTAAAAACCCGATCTTTTATTGGCATCCCATTGCGATGTATGACCAGTTCTCCTGGCCAGCGTCTATTGACTCGCTCTAAGAGCTCGTTC